CCATAACATGCTTGGCGATGTACTTAAACTTTCATCTGATAGCGCATAATAAACTTTTTTTGGGTCTAAAAATCTATCTTTAAACTCTTTAAACCCTTTAATAAACCATCGCTTATTTGGCCTATCTCTCATTCCAAAAACAATAAAATTTGTGCCGTTAACCACCGAGGTCGCTACTGCGCATGTCGGCCTATCATTCTCAATCAGCGCCAGTCCTTTAGCGGTTAATGGCGGAAGAGAGCCGTCAATCTGAACCCATAGATCTCTTGTAAGAGGCTCAAGCCTTATCATTCGTTTGAACGCTCAACACTAAAGCGAGTAACGTTGCCGGACGAGGAGATGCAGCCTTAATAACCACTCTCGAATCAGCCGACCAATGCCCGCCAAACGGGAACGTTTCCTCATCAAATTCAGTGTGAATTGTATCATCTTCTATCAGTTCTTGGTTCTTAAAGGCTGGAAGATCGTATTGCTCGGTTTCGCTCGGCCCATAAGTAATTCCGTTCTTATGAATATCTCTCGCGACAATACCCATTTGAACCACTTTCTTGGTTTGATTTAATGCTGTCCCCATACTAGCCGCATACGCAAGCTTAGACGATTTAAAAGTCGCCTCGTAAGGAAGGCCAACACAATACGACGTAACCGTCTCGGATGGCGTTATTGAACCGCTAGATACCGTGTATATGCCAAGATCTTTCCCGTTACCCCACAATGTAACTTCCTGCCCCTCAAATCTACTAAGGCCAGTAATTGTTGACAGAGAAACGCCAGTCTCATAGGTAAAACAATCAACAAGCTTATTGTTTGTGCCGCCTCGACCTTCAGACTCTAACGCCCAGCGCTCCAAATAATAATTGCCACCACGATTAACTGAATAATAAACTTTATCCTCAGCAATGCCGGGCAGAACAAATACATCATCAATTAATCCGTCAGTCTCAATCAAAACCCATGCCAGCGTATTTTCGCCAGAATCTTTAACCAGTAAAGCAACTTTACCGTCAGATCTTAACGCGTGAACCCTTGTATCAGGCTCTTGCTGGATCATAAGCTTAACAATTGACGGCTCGCAAATCTCCGGGGCTAATTCACTTAGGTTTGAAACATCGTAATCTTCAACGTTAAATTCTAACTGATAAATTGACGTTCCTGATCTCTGAACAAAAAGACCTCTCTTGCCATCCTTTAAAACATCAACGCCGTCCGACCCTTTAGTTGAAACGTCTTTTAAGTTGAAATTTGTCGTTGTGATAGGCTCGTCAAATGAGGTAGACCTAACAGATATTTCAGACCCAGCCGTACCGATCAAAAGCCTTTGCAGCGGAGCTAGCCAGTTAATAACATCAACAGGGCCTTCGCCTGCATTTCTATTGATTGTGGTCGAATCTCCGATAACTTCATCATCAAAACTTGAATACTGGTCAGATACAGACCCGAAAATCTTGCCTCGCCCCGCATACCACATGCGCCCCTCATAAAGAGTCACAGCAGTGGGAAATCCTTGATCAATATCAAACTCACCTTTAAACCAATCTCTCGTTGCAGACGTTCCGCCCAAAGGAGAAATAACTGTCGCTGTAGCGGATGTTGAACTTACTACAGTTCTGATCTTCACAATACCCGTTAAATTTCCACCAGAAAACGACAATCCCAATTGAACGGTTCCAGAGGTAAACCCGCCAGTTTTTACCCCTATTCGATAATAATACTCAACATTACTAAGGCCATCATCAAATGAGGCAGAATCATTTGCGACAAAAGTCGAAACATCAACCCACGTCGCATCGTCTGTACTTCTCTGAAGTGTAACGGTAGCAACCCACGACCCAGCTATTGAGTATGTGAATGCCCTTGAAGGACTAATCCCTGTGACTAGGATTGAGTTTGTAAATGTATCTTGCGCAGTGACGGACGCTTGAACAATCTGACCAGATGAAACCAATTTAAACAGGGTACCTGAATGCTCATCGGTTAAACCATAAAACAAAGGCTTTGACGCAGCTAACGTAATATCGCCAGTCAACCCAGACGGCGTGATGGAGATAGGGCCTATATTAATCCCGCCAAATGGCCCATCTAAAGGCTCCTCTAAAACAATTGACCATGAATCATTATCACGCCTTTCAATTCTATATTGCTGATACCCATCGCACGCAAGGTAAACAACATCGGCTGATTGTGTTCTTCTGATTAATCTTAAATCTTCTTCTGCAAACGGAGACGGAATAGAAAGAATTCCTGATGACTCAACAGAAACAGAATCAACCAAAACGCTGTAATCAAGGAGGCTTGAAAACTCTACGTAAAAGTTTCCTGTAGGCGTAAAAGCTAATGAGTGAGTGCCAGTCTTTAGAGTTGCAGAGACGTAAGAATCATTCCCAGCACTTGTTCCAACCTTGATTGCTACTGGCCCTCTTGCAATGACAACACGCAAAGCATGAACAACATTCGCCTCATTGACCGTTACTTGCTGATAGCGGCCAGCCTGAGTTAATCCTGACCCCAACAATGATAAGTAACCAGCAGCAGCCCATGAGCTTGTGGCTCCAGCTTCATCGGTGCTTGTCCAGCTTGTGATATTTGAGGTAAACGCCCCATTGGTAATAGCAGCGGTTACAGCGGGGCGAGTAATAAGCTCTTCATCGACAGAAACGCGCATAGCGTAATCTGACAATTCAATAATTGCTGTATCGGTAGAAGATGCGATAAAAGGTATGTGAACCGAGGCTCCGGTGAGAGTATAAATGTACTCCATCCCCGGTCTTAACATCATGGAGCCAAGAACTCTCGGCATCCAGTTGGTTTGAGTTTCAGCGGCAAGCTGAAGACGATCTAAATCAATGCGAGCTAACGCTAGAGGAGATATGACGCCACGATTGAAAGCAAGTAGCGCGGTGTTGATTCTTGACATTGATCCACCTTAGTACATCCCGCTTGATCTTCCGCCAGAACGAGAACGAATCCATCTTCCGGCTGGTAAAAACTGTGTTGGCTTTTCTTGTGCGTTTAAAGATTTTGCTTCTTTCAAATACTTATTGTGATCTTTTGACAAATCATCTTTTAACGATAGTGATTTTGTAAGACTTATTGCCAGTTCTTTCGCCATTTTAGTGGCTACGCAATTTCTGAAAAGCTCAGTCCACAGCGACATATCTCTGCCGTAATCGTCGGCATCAGAGACATATTTTATGTATATTGTATCAAGATCGCAGTACCAATATCCAGCCTCATCACAGTAACCCAAAAGAGGTGCGGTGAAGAATTCATCCGAGCAAATGGCAACCGTTCTTACAAAGTTGGCTGGCTTATCGAACGCTCTCGAATATCCAAAATCTGGCTCTATAGCAGAGTTATAATTCCACTCCATTGTGCGAGTAGCGAAATTCCAGTAAGTCTCTTCAAGCATTTGCTTAACGGGATCTTCATCCCAAATAGAATCCAATGCAAAACGCTCAGGTCTATTATCGGTAACGGTAGCTAATTTACCCTCCCCGACAAGCCTGAGCGCTTGATTGTAAAGCTGTAGCTTAGTAGGTGTTGTCATCCTACTTTACGAGTCTCGGATGCAAAAGTAGCTAAAGCAACGTTAGCAGAAGCTTGATCTGGAAGTTCTTTCACCATCCACTCGCCATCGGACTTTCTGCGTATACCAAACTTATAACGATTACTGATCCATCTTGCCTCGAATTCATCGTTTACGTCGATAATTTCAAAACTTTCGAATTCTTTGTAGAAAACCTCTTCTACTTTTGCCCATAACTGACCGCAAGACATCACAACCAATTCACCAATAAACTTGCTGGAGTCGGAAGTAACTGAAATTCTAGCCATTGGGCGAAGCTTATGCGCAATGTTTGACCATGCGTCAGGCTTCAATAATTCTTCAAACTTAATATTGTCAGGAACAAATACATGAAAGCGAGCAACATGCTGCTCTTCAAGCTCTAGTTCGTTTGGGCCGAAAACAAAATTCTTTTTAACAAGTTCCATAGGAGCCTCTGAGTGTGGGTTAGCCTATAAATAGCCCCTTTCGGGGCTAAGAGATTATGCCAAGATTGCACTTGCAACAGTAGCAGCGCCGCCAGCCGTCACAGTGGTTACCGTGTGGATGGTTGCGCCAATCGTCGCAGATGATTTTGTCACAATAACAGTATCGTTCACCTTCATTCCAAGCGCAGCGCCATTTGAAAAATAGTCTGCACCAGCAACAGTTGTGTGGATATCAGTTGAAACATATGACCACAAAGCAGCACCAGCACCCATAGAAGGCACTAGCAATTGTGGTGGGTTAGTAGTTGCATAAGCCATGATATTACTCCTTAAGCGTAAGCTGAGCCATCGTGAGTGATTTTAATAACGCCAGAGTTTTGCAACAGTTTGGCACCCATGTAACAAGAAGCGCGCGCCCAAGAGTAATCTTGTTCTGCATCGTAATCGGCATAAACTTGCATGCCTTTCACATCAGTCGCGTGACCGATTGCATTCTTGTTGTACACATACATAATCTCAGCAGCGGTGCCTTTACCTGAAATATTAGGATGAACAATGAAGTCAATCCCCATCCAGTTAAATGCATTTACCGCATTTGCATTACCTAATGCTTTGCGATCCACATAATCCACATTAGTGAACTCTGGAACTTGTAACAAGTAGGCATAAGCGGCATAGCTGATTGCAGCAGACACAGATCCTTCAGCAGCAGCGTTGTTACCAAGCTGAGCCAATGCGCGAGCAAACATCGCCAATGATGCTGTAGCAGTTGCACCCTGAGTTAAGGTAGCAGCAGACAACGCAGTGAGAATCTGAGAATCTTTCTTGCGATTCAAAGTACCCATTGAGGTATTCTGCATAATGCGACGCTGATCGCCTTGAGATGCAAATACGTTAAAGCCTGTCTTGCGAACAAGATCGTGCTCTTCGGTAAGGGTTGCAACTGGCTGAGTAAGACTATCGCCACGAGCAGGAATTAATCCATTTACGCCGCGAGTAGAAGTGGTTGCTGAACCTGAATCGGCGACTAAAAATGTTGCCTGATTACCCTTGATAACTGCTTCATTGGTAACTGACATTTCAAGCAATGATTTGGTTTGTTCGAAGCCGGGAATAAACTCGCTTCGGTACTGAATTTGATAGGCTGTTTCGACCATGATATAGCTCCAAAGTAATTAAATTAAAGGCAATATGCCCGTAATCCGTACTAGGGTTGTCTATCATGGCCTGAGAATAGGGTGCCCTTGCGGATCTATTCGTTTGGCTGTTAGGGCCTTGTTAACGGCTGCCTTGTTTGTGTTGCGTTAGCTTCAAGAATCTTTCTTGAGCTTTTGGATCATCCCAGTATTTCTTTCTTTCTACGGGGTCTTTTGAGTGCATTTGAGACTGAAGCTTTTCAAGCTCTGAATCAATGCTAGCACTATCGTTAGCCCCTGAAGGAATGAGCGAAGCAGTAGGATTAATCGCTTTTGCAATACCAACAAGCCACTCTATATTAGCGGGATTATTAGCGAAATACAACCCGTTAGCATCGCGCATCTGCATCATGGATTCCATCATGCCTTCAGGGGCGTCAGTAAATAGGCTTTGGATTGAATTCAAATTACCTTTAAACTCTCCACCCCACTTAGACTTAAGCTCGACAAGCCCATTTACTTTGGCCTCTTCGTTCATATCTCGAAGCTTTGCTTGCTCTTGCGCTATATCATCCATGTACCACTTTAACTGACCTTTTACTTGGTCGGGGGATAAGTGATTATCATGCGCGTACTTCAGATAGCCTTCGATAGCTGGCATCATATCTTCGCCGATAACTGTACCATCGCCAAAATTAAGATCATAGCCTTTTGGATCGGCAGGCAATCCAGCGGCTTCACGATACGCAGCAACTTCTTCAGGTGAAGAGTCGGCAGTGGGACGTTTTGGCGGAGGAGTAAAACTTGACTTTAATTTCTCAAGCTCACGATATGACTTATAAACATCGGTCGGAGCCTTCATTCTCTCAAGACGTTTTAATTCTTTTTCATCGCCTCCAGCCATTTCTTGACGCCAATTATCTGGCCACGTTTGCGGTGCTTGTATTGGAGCTGGTTCTGGCGAATTGAGAATAGTTGTGTCGCTAGAGCCAGGTTCTGGGTTGTCTAGTGTATCAGTCATTAGCTTTTTCCTTTGAGGTTATTGGCACGTTAATGGCGCCGACAATGTGATCGCCAACAAACTTACGCCCCATAGCGAAAGTTGAATCGCGATCGGTTGGGTAAAACTGGTTTCCTGCTCTATCGCAAAGAACAGTCAATATATAATCCAAAGCTAAAAGCTGTTGAGCCTCAGTAGCCCTGCCTTCTCTCAACGACTTGATGGCTCGAATAGCTGATTTGTGCTTAACAACATAAGCGTCGTCAATATCAAAATAAACGGGTTTGCGCGCATCAACCATTAGCAGCCCCTAAAGCCTGCATTGCCTGCATAGCAGCTTGATTTTGCTGGTCATTAGCTACCAATGCAGCGACATCCTCTTCGTCATTTAACCAATCTTCAGGCGCACCAGAGCCATTAATAGCGTCTCTTCCAGCCTTATCGAGATTAAGATTGTGAACAAATGCCGGATTAAGCGAAGCGGCCGCCTGAATAATTTCAAGCGTTGACATAAACTGGCTTGTTTTCTTGCCATCCTCACCAAGACTAATAGGCGAAATAAACTTGAATTGATACTCTCTAGCCTCTTGCATTGACCTTGGAATATCATGAGTTGACCCAAGCCATCCCATACGCCACATCACATCAAATGTTTCTTGGCATACTTTCGCACTGTTCTCTTCTTCCATTGGCTCGAAGATAGGCATAATGGATCTTATGTGCTGTTCGTCACGAATAACTGCCTCACGAGCCGTCATTTCATGCTGAGAAGGAAGCGAGAACTTATCGAGATAGAGCGCCTTAGCCAAAGCTTGCTGTGTTCTATCCGCCAACTCCATTCCCATTCCTATGCCAGACCGATCAATAGTTAAAGGTCTTAATACCTCACCTAACCGCTCATTGTAATCAGCATCAACGTACGTTATCCCGCCAGCAAAAATACTAATATCAGAGCGAATAGCCTCTTCTTGAGCGATCATAGGAGGATTAACGGCCTTCTCGCCAGCCTCAATGATTGTTCTGGTCATATCCTGAAACAATCTTGCATCAGGAAGGCCAGCAATCATCGCTGGAGAATAGGCATATTGTGATTGAGATATGGTTGCCCAGCGAGGAATCACGTAGTACTCGGTCGCTAAAGGAACGCATTCCATTTCGTGCTGATTATCAACATCGATATACATCGAGATATTTTTAAGATTCGACTTAATCCCATACTGATCATTAGGAATGACAATGTGCATGATGTTAATTTCTTTCAAATCATCTTTGCATTCTTTCACTGTTCGGTGGCATGACTCACCAAAAATCTGACGTAACTGCCTAGCGGTTAATTTGCGCTTGCAATACTTACAATCGATTTTCCCATAAGCATTCTCAGACCATGCAACATCTCTCAGGTGCCAATTTCTATACAGCAACCCAGTCTTAAATTTGTTTGGTTCAATCGAAATAACGCAATTGCCAAAATTGACATAATCCCTATCGCTCTCTTTCATCGCTCTTTGAAACATCGAATCGGGGTTGTACATGGCACGACGCATGATATTTGTCTTATCCTGCATCCACATCTTCGCAGCATGGTCTTCATAGCGCTCATCAAGCAGAGACATGCGAAACCATTCGGAGGATTTTGGGCGAAGCATAGAACCGATCATATCCGATAGTTCACGACTCGCGACAAGCGGATATGAGGTGTAAAGATGATCCGCGAACACATCTCCAATATTACGTTTCACCGTAAAATCAGCGCGCTCGATATAGAAGTTTTCCGCAATCTCCTGATTTCTCGTGTCAAGAACCAACTTATCAGAAAATAATTTCTGCGCCGTTTTCAGGTGATGCTTTATATCTTCATTCATCCGCCAAGCCCTTCAGTTAAAATGGTGCTGCTACGGCCAGTATTCTTTGTCTTAGCTTTTCGTTTTTTTGCCGCAAGCGATGCAGATCTTTCATCTGGAATAGGAATAATTGGCTCATCTTTTTGCTCGGGAACCTCTGGCGTAAACGCATCAGTTAGGTCATCCTTTGTAGCAGAATGAAGCATTAGGTCTTTATCAGACAGTGCTTCCCAAGGATTATTCATCACTTTTTTGTATCTTGTATTCCAGTTTTTTGATACCTGACCTAAGTTTGACATATCTATTTCCTCTTGCTCATTAAGACCACGGGACGCCGCCCAAGGTTACGGTTAACTTTGTTTGACTGCCACGATTGATAAGAATTCTCTATTTTATCACCATCTGACCAAGCATTCACTACCGGATCACCGCAGTCTGTAGATCTTCCAATTCTTGCGCAAAGCTTCTCTTTGCTTTCCAGTTTGATCATTAACCCTAATGGGCTACGCTCAACAGTAAACAGAATGCTTGTTAGATCAGCAAATAATGTAGAGTCTGGCGGAAGTGCTATTCTTGACCCGCCTTCTTGAGATGGATTAAGCGCTTCCATGAACCGGTAATATACTTCAGTTCGATAGTTGTAAAAGGTATATAGGCCGCACAAACTTTTGTGATGCGATCCCATTGCACCCTTATGTGGCTTAACTGGAATATTGTTGTCAATTAAAGCTTTGTAAGTATCAGAACCATATCCGCCACCAACATCTAGGATGACTTTTGCATTATTTCTTCTTGCTGCCATGATAGGCCCAAGTAAGTCGGTTCCTAATGGGGTTTCTTTTCCAGCAATCTTTATGAGCGGCGCATACCAGCCATCATATCTAGCCGCAATAACATTGCTATCACTACCGCCTTGCGCAACGTCAACGCCCATCGCGCACATTGGAACGCCATCTGGAGGCTGATTCTCCCACCGATCATTCGCGGCTTTGACCCATGCGGACTTAATAAGCTGCTTTGGCTGATCATTTAATATCGACTTAAAATAACCGTCTCGATAGGCTTGGCGCAATTCATCAGGCAGAGAATCTAGCATTGATTCGTAATGACCATCATCCATAAGGTCAGGATTGTCACTTAACTTGGCTTTAATAAATGTCCTAGATCGAGCAACAATACCTCTATCATTCCAGTCAAAATAGTGCGGCCCACGACCGTCAACCTCTATATCTTCATCGTTAGGGCCTGATACATACCAGCGCAACTCACCGGGCTTCGCCGGATTTTGGTGCTCTTGATCAAGCCACGCAGCCCATCTATGCACAACCCATAACCCTGCGGCGGTCGTTGGAGGGTTTCCAGTAGCTACAATTCTACATCTTTGTCCAGCCACAGATGACCGATTCCAAATATTTATGAACTTGTACTGTGATTCACTGAAATCTGTCACCTCGTCGAAACAGATCAAATCGTGCGGATCACCTTTGAATCTCTGCTTATCTTCTTCGTGATCGCACCCACCGTACTGGATCAGCACGCCATCTTTTCGATAAACTAAATCAGAACCATTCCAGCCATCGCGATTGCCGTCTAAGATCATGCCAAGCAATTCAGCTTCGGCTAATTTTTTAGCATCATCTCTAAACTGTCGAAGAATTAATGTTCTTTGGTGTGAGTTTACTGCTAGACCATTGATCAATGAAGACTTGCCACCACCCGCAGAATTGCCAGTGACAAAAACACAATTGTTATGACGGGCAAGCCAAAATGATGATGGAACCGTGAAGCAAAACATCTCTTCCGCAGCAACTCTTGTAATTTCAACAGCATCAACTCTTAGTGTTACTGTCGATTTTGCATTACCTTCGTGGCTTATGTGCACTTTATACAAAGCTGATGCATTGCCATACGATGGAGTCATCCCTATAGTGGCAACTCTATTGCAAGCATTGGCTGCATACTGAATAAAGTCAGCATCTATCTTGTGTGTGGAGCAAAACTTAATATCTCCACCAATAACGCCAGAATAATCACCATCCCAATATGACATTTCTTCGAGAATGATTTCTAACTGCTTCTGACTAGCGAGCCACCAACTATCAACAAAATGCTTTGTCAGTATCGGCGAATCGAAACCATATCTAACTTCTGTCGGCCTGTTTGGATTTCTATAAACGCTTGGCTTAATATCCAGAAGATCAAACAGCCATAACAGCCGATCTATCTTTCTTTGCTTTCTTAATGAAATTCGACAATGAGCACCGCCATCCTTGCGAGGTGTCAAACTTCCATCCGCATGAATGGCAACCGCTAGCCTAATAAGATCATCAGACATATCAAGGCCAGAATGAGCTACAGAATAGTTAACTGGAACTCTATGTCTTGACGGTTTTTTGGCTACATCAGCAGCTTTCTTAACGCAAAACTCACCCTTCCAATCGTAGAGCGGCATTCTATGATCGTCGCTCAGCATCATTGACAGGCGAGAATGCTCAAAATGAATCAGCTCTTTGCATGGATATTGGTGATATTCAGGATCAACAAATGATAGCAAACCATTATCCCATTGAGCTACTTGCTCACCAGAATATTCGTCTATCCTTACCCATCCAGAAGCCGTTAAAAATTCTGTATCGCCAGATACGCACCCACCATAAAACAATTCGTCAGCGTCACAAAAGTACGCTTCTGTTTGCGGCCCCGGATTAGGAACCCATCGCATGTTTCTTGTAGCGTATAGCGCCATATCAATTATCTCAGCCTTCTTTTCAGGCTGGATAGAGGATAGCTTGGCGAGGATTTCGTCTAACACTATTTTTTACGAAGCTCTTTTAGATGCTGAAACAGTTTCTCTCCAGCAATCAAATTAACGCAAATGGCGCACGCAAACCAAAGAGCTATGCCGCATAGAACACAAATAATTACTGATAGAATCGACGCGAATATAACCATCTTAATTACCAAATAATGGCGCTGCATTCAGGAATCGAACCTGAGTCTCCAGCTATATGCTGTTACGTTACCACTGAGCCAATGCGCGAATAAATAGCCGTCCGTGGCCAGATTGTTAAGTGTTAGTTAAAGCAGATGACATTACATAGCGACCGTTTGGAAGCTTAAGGCCAAGGAATGCCACCTCTGTTCCAGTGTCAGTCCACGTCAAGTCAATATCTCCATCCGCTTCAGATGTTGCTCTGAACACCTTTTTAGCAACGATAGTCGATAGCGCGCCATCCGTACCAATTGCGATACCTGTTGATCCTCCTGTCACAACATAAGCTAATCGACCAGCGTCAAGGAACATAACAATGCCTACCTCTTCAACATAGTCAATGTCTTTGCCGTCAGCGTCTAAAAGCTGAATAGTAATATCGCGGCGATTCGCGACTGTTGCGCCCTCAGCGCTTACAGTGATTGTTGCATTCACGCAAGGACGTGAAATCTCAATGCTGTTGCTGATAAGCTGATTTTTGTTGCCAAGGCCGAGACGGCGACCTTTAACCGATGTGAGTACTTCTGCCATATCTTTTACCTATTTAAGTTTGTGTTTATCTACCGGATGGTAAATTCTTTACTCGACCGCTCTTGCAGCCTTTGCTAATTCGAAGGCTATTCTACGGCCTATTTCTCTCTCGGACATATCAGCGGTTTCGATTGCTCCGCCGTCTTTTCCTGTGACTTCTTGCATAATCTTGTCGCCGTATTTTTTAGGCTTAAGTTTAATCGCTAACCATTTTCGTGCGTCAATACGAAGCTTTGCATGATTAACGGAAACCATATCTTTGACCATCACCATCTTGTCATCAACCATGAGAGGAACGCCATCAACCAGCAATGGCTGCTCTACCTGATTGTCAGCAATATCGAGTATGTCCTCGACGTGCGCATCAGCCGATTCTTCTTTCGCCTTCTCGTACATCGCGCGAAATTCTTGATTCGTTGCCAACCACTTAAATACACAAGATGAAGACGGCATGTTTGGAAGCTTTACAATAGATCTTAAGCTTTCACCTTCTGACAGTTTGGCACATATCTCTGATGCTACATCTACGCTGTAGTGTATGTATTCCTTATTCATTTTACTTTTCTCATAGACTGGGCCTTTTCAGGGTTAACAGTTAAATTACTGGAGGATTCCAGCCTAATACTAGCTTATCGTACTCTTCTGGTGACATCTTTGGATCTAACGTTAATCCGCTTTTAAGCGTGATCTTCGCAACAACCCAACCCGCACCACTATCTCTTTGACCGTACATCTCAAGCATTGCAATCTCAGATAGATCAATGTTTATTTCTGGGCCTTCTATCGTAACAAGCTTAGATTTCACAGCTCACCAAAGAACAAATAAAACGTGCCAGACTTAACATTTCCGCCTTGAGTAATAGAAAGCGTAAGTTTTGTTGCTGTCGGAACGTAATCAAATACAGTAGACGAGTCAACACCAGTTGTATTTGGGCAAATTGGCGCACGAGGCAGCTTGGTGAATGCTGTTAGCCCAATATCTGCCTGAGTATAAATATTTAGACCGGTATTTGTTTCTGTGATGGATAGATCTGAAAGTGTATCCAACGGAGTTCCGCTTGGTTTGTAACTAATTCGCATCAAAATTCCGCGCTTCTGTATGACTTCGGATGTATACACACCGCCAGCATTGGTCACAACATCCACTTGATACATTGAAATATTCATTTAAACCTCATGAAAAATAGTAAAATATTTATAGCCACCAACGGAATGGTCTGAAGTTGTATCATCACCCATTATAAACGCCTCAGCCTTGCTACTTGCACCTATTGTGGCCTGCCCAGTAATAGCTATGCTTGCCTCGTTAGATCCGGGATGAGATCCAAAATCAATTGTTGCTGTGCCTTGTGCGCTTGCCAATTAACGTAGTGCTCCACTTTAAGACATATCGTACATATTTGTCCGACCTATAAGTATCATCGGCTAACTATTAAAAAGCAGAAAAAATGCAGTTGATGGCATGCAAGAGCCAGTACTTAAGCCGCTATCGGTCACGGTTAATGTAAAAGAATACATCTTGTTGTCTGATTGGTCTTGCATCCATCCTGAATAAGATCCGAATACGTAATCAGTTAGAGTGCCGTCATTGTTTAAAGTACCAGCCGCTGTTGGTAAGTGTACCGTATTTCCACTAATAAAAGCAGGGTCTTTGCCTAGTGACCACGCTCCGGTATTCATTGTTGACAGGAGAACAGAGGTATAGCCTGACATCGTTTGAACGGTGGATGCTTTTGTCGCTGTGTCAGTACCATCACCCGCAGTGAATGTCTGGCTCCCCATTGGCAGATAAGCTACGCCATTGGAGAACGAATTCATACTGTACGAGAAAGAGCCGGCGCTTGCGGAATTTATCGTGGCATTAGTCAGACTTGTAACTGCGCCTAATCCAGTTGTTGTTCCACTGTATCCTGTGCCACCTACAACTACAGGGCTTGATAGCGTATCGAGCGTAAAAGAAGCTCCGCTCGTTACTTCAATCTGAGTTATCTTGTTATTGGTGTTGTTGTAGCCCTGAACACCGCCATGCAATCCGCTTGCTCCGCCCGTGTAAGTAGTGCTTGCAAGTGTTACGCCATCAAGTTTGAAAACGATTGCGTTAGTTCCTGCATCAAATTCTACTAAGGTCTGATAGGGATTCCCGTCGACTAAAGTCACGTATGTGCTTATGGAGCCAGAAGCCAGAACTGTACCGTCCACTCCCGCAGTCATTATCACAATTAAAAAAGCATCGGTCGCGGGCTGTAATACAGCAGCAAATCCCGTTAATGCAGCAGTTTCAAATACCGGGCCAAATGTTGGGGCGCCAGACTGATCGGCGATAAAATTTACTTTTGAGGTTAGCGCTCCCCCAGATAGCGAATTTTCAAGAATAACGCCGAAAGTAGCTGAAGCATTCTTGATACTTGTAGCGTCGGAATAAACGAACCCCGTGTCGTACGAAGTCCACCCAGCGCCGGGCGTATATGTCGCGTTAGCTGTACCGCCTGAGGGCGCTAGAATAGCCATGTTTTATTCTCGGTAATCATGCGATTGCGCCGCTAAATGTTTGACCTGTAGCCGTAGTCACTTGATAGTGAGTAAAGCCGTAATCGATTAAATACGCAGGCACTTCAACGTATATATCGGTGCTGCTCCATGTTGTCGGAGGAATTAGTCTCAATTCTGTGGCGCTTGCGCGGGTTGCGTGGTTTCTGAGTTCAACTTCAGCAAGAACTGAATTGTCATTGGCCATTGCTAGATAAACGTAGCCAATCAGCACTTGGGCATTGTCCAGCGAATTGCCATTATTCGAGTTTCCAAGGCCACCTACATGAACACGGTCATACTGTGCTGTATCTGCTCCAGCACCAAATGCAGGCGTTGTGTTGTCAGTAAAGACAGTAACTCCATCTATTGTGTTAGCCTGCTCAAACATACTTGTGCCAGCATCCACAAATGGATCAGCACCCGATACAGTTCGACCTTTAAAGTAATTCCATCCAGTGAAGTTGAATCCTCCTGCACCATAGATATTTACGGGCGCTTGATTGCCTGTCATATTAAAACCGCCACCCGTCCAGTTAGCGATAATCTGATCCGCTTTGGTGGGGGAGTCTAGTGGCTGGTCAACTAACCAAATAGTTTTTATCGCAGCAGAAGCTGGGGAGGGAAGCGAATTTACTGCGTTTGCAGCGGGGAAATATCTTCCAGAAGGAACAGCTATAGATACGGCGCAAGAGAAGTTCTTTAATGGAGTAGCTGAAAAGACATTTTTTATAGCGGTGAGTCTGTTGTTGGTAGCCTCGTTATTGCCACCCTCAAACATTCCCATCCCATTACGACCCCATGCGGTGAAGATGGATGGAGTTCTATTCCATCTCTCATCAAGCTCATAGTCAGTTCCAACACCAGTGTTAGTGAGAGACATTGTGCCCGTCGCCGCTTCACTCCAGTCTGTATAAACGATGATGGGAGGCGCTGCGCCAAATCCTGTTCCGGTGATGTGAATCGTTCCAGCCGCTCCTCCACCGCCTTGATCGCTAGAGTTAAACTTTCCATTTCCGCTAGCTGTTCCGCTTATTGATACATTGCCGGGGAGAGACATTAGTTACTCACTTGTGCGGGACAAATTGCTGTGAAATTACCCATATTCCAGCCAAAAACGATATTAGCATCATAATGTTTGGGAGTGAGTTTATTAATGAGAATCTAAATGCTGTTTTTGCGTCTGCGTCTTGTTGGTTTTTCTTGTTTGCAGCTTCTTCGCCTTCTTTTCTGTGCTTATCGGCGAGTAGTTGTTGGAGTAATTTATCTTGAGTATCAAATCGCGTGTTGACTGTTGACATAACCTCTTCACGGGTTTCAGTCATTATTTTGCAGACCCTAACTCCTTGATCTTTTAGCTCAATAATGTCTTTTAAGTGCATTGCGTGCAAGGTGTCATGCTCACTTAATTTATCGCCGTATTTGTCTAACCGTTGTTTGATGTCATGAATATCATCCATACCACAATAACTCAATTTGTTGTTTTGAGGATTATACCTGAATTTTGGGCGAAAAAAAGCCACTTATGACAGTGGCAATAACTTAACGGAGGTCGAGCAGTAAATCTTTGCTTACACGTCTTGCGTCTAAGCGCCCCATACTTAAATTAATGAGCTAGGGGAGAGTTGTGATTGGGATTATAGCACTAATTTATATTTCCTGAGTAGCCTCTTTTATCTTTTCAATAATAGCTTTCTTTGGCGAGCTGTCGTAATAATTATTAC